TTCGAGAATTTTCTGATAGTCTTTTGACTTGGAATCCTGTGGTAACAGATCACCGTTCTTGTATATCTCAAACCTTTTTGGTTTAAGACATCTCAAAACACGATACTCATCTTTCCCTATTACAAATTCAATTTCTACTTCGCAATTCTTTTCGTTAATAGAGTTGGGCAGTTGTGGAATATTAATTCCACGAAACGATTTTCCAAAAAGGGAAAAGGTTAATGCATCAAGCATCGTTGATTTACCAGCACCATTATCACCCGAGACTAAAGTGTTCTCATGTCTAGTTAAATCTAATGTCGTTTTATAGTTTCCCGTTGATAGGAAATTTCGCCAAGAAAGTGTTTTGAATAATATCATAAAACACCCCCTGACCACATCCTGTCTGCAACAGCATACTGCAACTGCTTTGCTTCTGTTTCTCCATCCCCATCCCAAGCACCAGTTTCCCATTGCTTGACATGTACTACTTCGTGGACAATAGTAGCAACGAAATCCCTTAAACTTTGATCGTCTGAAACTGATATGGTATACATCTTGTCATCCGTTTGCTCACACACTCCCCAACAATCAGGGTCTTCGTGGATATCAATTTTAAAATTTATAGTTACATCCTCAGAAATAGAAAAAAATTTCCTGCACCACACTATAACTTTGCTCGCCAAACAACTAGTGTTCATAAAGATAAACTCTCCATATACAGATCTTTAATAAGACGTTTCATTCTGTCTTTGTCTTGTATTTCTTCTAGCGTATCAATTTCATCGTTGATTATTGTAACAGTATCTTGTGCTAAATCAACCATCTCATCTTCATTGTCATTAGAACAATCATAATCTTCTACCGTGGTTACCTTTGCTGCTCCGCACTCATACAACTTATCCATATATCTGTCAAAACTGTATGGGTGGTTTTTATTTAGCACATCTACTCTAACATAACACCTATCCAAAGTTGAAAAATTCAACGAGCCAGCATCGATGGGTCCATTTTCGTCATTATATAATAGCCTATGAAACATGTTATTTGGATTTTCGATAAACTCGATGTCTCTAGTATTCGTATCCAGAACATGAAACCCTTTCTTCTCCCCCAAATCAGAGAATGTTATCTGGTATTGGGTTCCGAGATAATAAATATTTCCCATGTCTTGCCTACAATGAAAATGGCCCGATAATACCTTTTCATACCTGTCAAAAATATCAGGATGCATTCCACCAACATGGTTTATACCACGCATAACCTGATATCCATCTAACTCAAGGTGACCCACTAAAAGTGGTGCTGCTGCATTTTTAATAAAATTAATAGAATCATTATAATTCTCTTTGTTCACCCAAGGAAGTAATGCAATATCCAAAGCACCAAATGACTCCACCGTAGGTTCTTCATGTACACTTATGGCAGGAGAGTCACCGAACAACTCAGACACAGAATTAACACGGTTAGTATTGCGATAATATACATCATGATTTCCGAGGATGCAATGCATCTCAATACCTTCATTTTCAAGTCTTTCGATGAACTTCTCCCTCACTTGATTCAATATATTAAAGTTAACAAACTTGCGGCGATCCATTAGATCACCAGCATGTATAATAGTTTTTATGTTATTCTTTATAAGGTAAGGAAAAAACACCTCGTCAAAGAACTTCATAAAATAATCAAAAAATAGTTGGGAGTCTGATCTCGCTCCGAAATGCGTATCGTTAATCAGTGCTATTTTCATCCGTGTCTTTCTTGTCCATGAACTGATCTAGTTTACCGGAATTCTTCTTGGACTTCTTTTTCTTCTTCGGTTCAAATTTTTTAATGTCGCTATCGTTTACCTGAAAAGCATCTTGCATAGCATCTTTAATATTCATATCATCTTTCTTTTCAAAATAGTTTTCCCTGTACCACTTCTGTATTATGACATCATCTTGACTCTCAAGCAACTTAAATTTTATATATGATTGTTTTTTTTCTTTCTCTATTCGTCGAAGGAAAGCGTAATAAGTTATTTGAGTAAAATAGGAAAAGGGATTCTTGGATTTTGATGCGTCAAAATTATGCGCGTACATAATGCAATTCTCAATTGCATCGCCTATCATTTCTTCCTTGTAAGGATAGTTTGCAAAGTTTGTTTTAAAAGAAAGGTGTTCTGCTATTTTCATAAAACACTCACCAATATAAGTAGTTATCGGTGGTCTTGGCTCGCCCAAATCATCGGCTTCTTTTATCAAATCTTTCCATTTGCACATCTCACTGAAAAACACCTTGTTATCAATGTAATGAGACTTGGTATCGTCGTTGGGTTTTTTTTCTTTCATGCCAATATCATACGTCATATCTTTCTATAAACAACCATTAACTAAAATAATAAAAAAAAAAACTTGACAAACCAAAAATCGGCATTACCATTGGGAGTGCCAACGAACATTAAAGCCTAATAGTATACTATTACGTAATAGTATCTACTTATAGTCTTCACCATCAGTGTCAAAGTCCCAATCCGAAAACCTGTTTCCATAATCAGGATGTTCTTTATCATCACCGGTATAGTTTGGGGGTTCTTTTTTCAATTCTTTTTCATATGCTTCGAGCATAGAAGATAAATCCTCATCATCGATATATCCATCATTAAGAAGTTCCTTTATTACTGATGGCGGTAACATTAACGTCATCATGATAAACTCAATATCATCTTCTGTGTTGTTTTCTGTTTCTTTTTTATTTTTTATTTCTTCAAACAGACTTTCCGGAGTAGAATTCATGTCGCTTTTTATATCTGGAAATGGAAATGGAAATTTATTATTTTTTATTATATCATTTAAGTTGGTTATTTTTTTTCAACTGGATTGTTAAAGATTCTATCAATTTCCAATTCATATAATTCTACCACAGACATTGTAGGTTTGGTGATTAATATAACCATGCTCTTGGGTATTTTTATTTTTCTATCTGCTGAATGTTCTGACCATTTTTTTAATACGGTCATGTGATTTACATTCATACCATTAATAATTGGTTGAATATGAAACGCCATAGGATCTGTGATAATAAATTTATCCCCTACTTGACCAATGATTCTTGTTATTATTTCCTCACCAGTCGTTAATTTTAGTAATCTATAAATCGTTTTATTTTTTTTATTGATTTTCTTGTTCATTGTTTTCCCTCAATTAAGATTACATTATGATGAAAATTCTCATTATTATATATCTTAATTCGTTCGTCTAAATGCTTCATAGTGTGATTTCGCCATTTTTTATAACAAAGATTGTCTGCTATATCATATACCCTTACTTTGTCCTTGTGGTTCGATTTTCTTAGACCTCTTCCGATAGACTGAAGGACTCGTATGACTGATTTAGAAGGAGAAGTAAATACAATGTTGTGGATATTCTTTATATTGATTCCTGTTGAACATGTTCCATAGGATGCAACGAGTATGGAGTTTGTATTATTGTCTACGATGTGTCTTATTTCTTCTCTCTGATCTATATCAGTTCCACCATGAATGAGATACACATCATCCTTTTTACTCTTTAATCTCTCATATAATGGTATACCATGTTTCTCTACGAAGTTGAATAGGAGAAGAGTATTTCCCTTCAGAGACGCACCCAGGTCACATATGAAAGCGTTTCTCTTCGTATTTTTAATTATCCATGCTATCTCATCCTGATATGAGGCTCTCTTTATAGTCTCTATTTCCTGCTGGTTATAACCCATTACAAGACATTCTATTTCGAGTTGAGAGAGTAAATCTTTCTCTATGAGTTCCTTTGTGGTTGTGGTTTTAAACACCCTACCAAACAGACCTTCAACCACTAGTTTATGTGTCTTAGAACCATCGAGAGTACCTGTAGTACCGAAACGATATTTTGCATTGGTTAGTTTTTCCATCAAGCCGGTGAGGGATTTTGCTTTGAACAGGTGACACTCATCTCCAAAAGCAACCTCAAAGTCCCAGAAATATCTGGGGTCTATTTTATAAAGACTTTGCCAAGTACTAATGACCACTTGCTTTTTTGTTTCTTTGCTTTGACCTGAGAATATCTTGTGTACGTTTTCTTCTACATCCCACCCATTCAGGGAAGAGTAATCTTTGAAATCACTGAAGAGTTGGGACACAAGACTCGTAGTTGGAACCACAATAAGTAGTTTCTTATCTTTTGGAATAATAGAAAGATAGTATCTTAATAAAATATAAATTATCAATGACTTGCCCGACCCGGTCGGGCTGAGAAGAAGTGCCCTGCCGTTTTTTATTGAATGCAAAAC